CTCCGTACTTCGTCATGTAATCAGAAGGTGACTGGTAGGCAGAAGCGTTGGAAGCTACGCGAGCACGCTGCCGGTCTTCCATCTGGGAATTGGCCATTCCTTTTTTGGCTTCAAAGTTCATTTGAAACTGTTCTTTGTTATTAGCCAGAGTTTCTTTGGCCAAACCATATTGCTTCATTCCCATGTAAGCATTGGCCAGCCCGGTAGCAGCACCAACTGCCATGCCGCCCCACCCAGGTGCTTCTTTAGAACCGACAGCACCGCTTAAGAAATTATTCATGCCGCCCATAAAACCAGCACCACCGCCACCCGGTGTTTGACCAGGCAAGCTAAAACCACCTGCATTAGCCACACCACCGTTCGTGAACAGATTGCTTTGTATGTCCATTTGGTTCATGTACCCAGCGTCCAATGGACCCATGGGTGCTCCCGGTGTAGCCATTGCAGGCATACCCATATTCATTGCTGGATTGCCCCAGTTTTGCATTTGACCGTAACGGTCATATTGATCATCAAGATACATAAGTATTGCCCCCTATTGTTTCGTCTAACTTGGGAAGAGTGAGAGCGATATCCACATAGGAGGAAATTGCGCTGATGCTTTGCATTCCAATATTACCGGAATGAACTGTTCGATTATAAAAGTCCTTTGGTGATTCACCAAAGATTACGAAAGGACTGAGGAAGTTATTGTTCTCCAACAACTTGTCAGCTTCTTTTAATTTCTTGTCCGCTTCAGTCATTAACAGACTGAGCTCGCCGTATTCTTTTGACAATCCCTGCATCAAGTCTTGCAGACCAGCGTTGATTGCTTTGCTCAATCCTGTCGCTAGTTGCAGCAAATCCTTTGCCCATGGTGCGCCTGTAATAGAACCAAACTTGAATGCCTGGAACGAGCCATAAGCTGCAGCAAAAATGGCAACCAGAAATGCAAACTCAGCCCCGACCATCTTGACAAAGATTTTCAGTGCTGCACCAATGGCAGCACCAATAACAAGATTGATAAGCACAGGTATCAATGCCGCTGTAATAGCCGCACTGCTTCCTGAAGCAATAGCCGCTAACAACGCACCACCATCAGCTCCCATGCTCCAAACAGTAATGACAATAGCTATTAAAGTAATCAATGCTTTGAATACACCGGTTTGATACCACTTAATAACAGTCACTTGTCGGCTGTTGAATACATAGTGCATGGACCTGGCGTAAAGCACTTCTCTTTCAGGAATGCTGTAATCTTCACTAATTGAGCGGTCTATGGGTATCAACAGAATAGTGTCTGCTTCATCCCCAATTGTGCTGTGTCCTTCAAACACTCGATACTGCATTTTTAAATCAATAACCTGTATTTCGTCATACAGTGCATGAGCTATTTGTTTGCGGTAATAGTGGTACTTTACTGCTGTAACTGCTGTGCTGACAATTCCAGTATTTTCATCGGTGTAGTTTTGCGCTGTATTGTGCGTAGTAAAGCCGCTGTCGTAAAAACCAACAGCACCAATGCTTCCACCTTTTCTTATTTTAAAAACACCATTGTTGCTAAGTGACATGCTAAAACGCTTGTCCTGAATAATCGTAGCGTTTACCGTCAATTCTGCAATTTTTGCAAAGAATGCGGCTGTGTTTCCCTCAACCCGCGTTTCAAACTTTACAAGCTGGTTTGCGTATTGATTGTCGAAGTATTCATACAAATACCTGCGCTCTAATGGATTAGTTGTAATAGCAGGCACAGCCATTATCAACATGGCTTGTTCTACGTCTGCAATACCTGGATTGCTGTTGATGGCTGTAGCTACGGCATCGTAATCAATACCCATAAACTTAACCAGTTTTTTGGCTGTCTTGTAAGACTCTTTCGTCTTGTCTGCTATTTCTGATACTTTCGCGTATCGAAAATATGCAAAAGGAAAGTAGGTTCCGTTTACTTGCGGAGGTGTCAAAAACACCGCATCCAATGTTGGATACGTGCCTGAACCTACCTTGTACATGGCGTATTTAATCGCAGTACCTACGCTGTAACGAACCTGAAACCAGTCAGCCAATTCATCAAATACATTGACGTTAATAGTCATGCTGGCTTCATGAATTGCTTTTACAACTGGTGAACTACCAGGCACAGACGTAATAACTTCCCAGATGTAATCCACCCGCACAAAGTCAGTACTTGCTGATGTGCTTGATTCAACGGGTGAAGGCGCACGCATTGCTCCTACTGCGTCTGTTTGAAATTTGCGTTCTGGTGTTTTCCCAGCCGTTGCTGGTGGACCCCATTGAGCCAGTGCTCCTGGTGACATCAAAGCTTTTTGTGCTTCAGGAACCACTACTACCATGTCTTTGAGATAGACCGGCACACCTTTAAGCACACTCAAGTCATAAAGCGTATTGGTACTAAAGCTGTAACCGTGTTCTGATAAAAGCTTTGTCCAGCCAATATGCAAATTGTTGGGAGGACCAAAGTGGCAGTAGTCAATCTCTACTGGCGCACCTTCAATAGTGGTAAGTATGGCATCGGCTTCCTGCCGTCCTTGGGTCGCAGACTTTACTTGTCCTGAAGGCAGACCATGGGTGTATTTGGTACGCCCATATTCATACATCCTTTCGGCACGCATACCAATGCCGCCGATCAGTTCTTCCATGACGTTGTCTGCCACGTCACCATCACCCAGGATGGCACTCATTATTCCTGTCTTGGCAGAGTCAGGTAGCAAGTTGTCTTTGATGACGCGCTCAACCGTAGTGCCGACAGTCGTTTTCTTTTTACTGCTGAAGATTCCCACGATAACCCTTTTTGATTAAAAAAAGGGAGCCGAAGCCCCCTTGTTTTCCAGCCGTTAAGCGCTAAGCATTTACTCCGGTCAGCATCTTGTTGACGACCCGGCCAATAGCGGTGTCGTTCAGCATGTTGGTTGCGTCTGCAACCGTTGCTTCGTCTGTAGTGCGACGTACATTCCAGGTCTTGATCAAAATGTCTGCTGCCTTTTGTTCTGCATCTCGACCAAAGCCAGAAGTCTGAGCGCCGTACAGAGCCTTTTGTTTGCCGATCACACTGTCCACATCTACACCCAGTCCCAACGTCTGAGCTTTTTCAGTGTTGGTTTTCCAAAGCAGCAAAGCGTTTTCCTGTTGTGTCTTGAGATTGGTAGTCATCAACACATCAAACTCAGCTCGCAGCTTGCATTCCTGAGCCACAAGAACAGTACCTTCCAGTGCAGCGTTGGCTTTTTGTGCTGCAGTGAGCAGTGTTTTGGCTTCAATGCCCAGCTTCTCTGAGGTCATGTTGGCAGTGTTCTGAACCACTTGACCCTTCTGTGCATCCACCAGCAAACCTTGTTTGGGAATGTTCAAAGCTTCAGCCGTCAGGTTTGCCACTTGCTGTGTAAGCTGCAATTTCTGCGCATCTTGAATCAGTCCTTGCTTCGGAATGTTCAATGCTTCAGCTGCAAGATTTGCAACTTGTTGCGTAATTTGTAGCTTCTGAACATCTTGAATCAATCCTTGCTTGGGAATATTCAGACCTTCGGCTGTCAGATTTGCTGTTTGCTGTGTGATCTGCAGCTTTTGCACATCCTGAATAAGACCCTGTTTAGGGATATTCAAAGCTTCTGCAGCCAGGTTTGCAACCTGTTGAGTAATTTGCAGTTTTTGTGCGTCTTGAATTAAACCCTGCTTAGGAATGTTGAATCCTTCAGCTGTCAGGTTGAGAGTCTGCTGAGTAACCTGTCCTTTTTGCGCATCAATCATCAGTCCCTGTTTAGGGATGTTCAATGCTTCGGCTACTAGATTTAGTTTTTGCTGAACAGCTATTGCAGCCTGTGCTTCCAACAAAGCAATTTCAGCCGGTACTTTAAGCAGAGACTGCGTAAGCAACAACAACTGAGCTTGTGCTTTCTGAACTTCTATTTGAGCCAACAGAATCTGTTGCTCTACCAAATAAGAATCCAGTGTGTTCTTGTCTTTTTGAAGCAGAAATGCTATCGACGTAGCAAGAACAGCTTCCATGCCTCCCAGATAAACTGTTGAATACTCTGACCCTTTAATCCGATCTTTCTTGAATTGATCTTCCAGATGAACAGCAGCTGCCTTCATCAGTACATCAAACACACCCGCGCCTGTGAGTGTGGCTTCAGTTAGCTGGGGGAGCGTTACAGGATTAATTACAAAAGGCATCGTTGTATCCGGTTTTTATCTGAGAGGATTGCTGCTTACTCAGCAGTCTGGGCTACAGCCTGACGACGAGCCAACTCGGTGAGTTCTTCTGGCGTAAGTGCATCCAGAATTTCAACGCCAAATTCTTTGATCAGTTTGCCTTTGCGCACTGTGTTGCCGCGCACATCTTTGGTTGATACAAAGATCTGGCACTGACGGTCACGGATCATGTTCAAAATAATTCGCGGCACATGCCAGCCATCTTCTGCATTGAAAGGAACGAACTTGGTAAACGAGCCAACCAGGGAATTACCGCAGGTAAACATTTCACCTTCCCATTCCGCCTTTGCTGGATTCATGCAAGTTACCCGCACACGAACCAATTCATTGGCTTCACGCTTTTTGCGTGCTCGAAACTGTGCTTCAGATTCGGCCAGTGCATCTGCTTCTTCATTAACGATCTTGCCGTCAATTTCAGAGTCTGCAGTCTGGGCAGTGAGAACTTTCTCACGCAGTTTGTCCAGACCAATAGACGGGTGATAGGCAATACCAAGCATGTCTGCCCTGGCTTTAAGAGTTGTCATCTCGTCTTGAACGGGAATATCGTTATCTGTGAAGGACATTGCGTTTCCTGGGAATTGTTATGGGGTGTTTAAAAAAGAACAGGGCAGGCCGCATTGCTTTGGCCTACCCCGCTCAAACCGGATTACAGACGGGCAACAGTCTTGATCAGGCCAATGCGCTCAGGACGCAGCACCATGAAACCGTAGTACCACTTGATGGACATAAAGCCCATCTCACCGTAAGGATCGTTACGGTCAGCAGTAGCGTCACCTGGCGCTTTGTGGGTGATTTTGAACTTCACGGTTTTGCCATCGGTCTGGAAACCAATGGTCGTGAAGGACTCATCGCCCACTACCAGAATTGGGAAGATGTCGTAGTTTGTACCGCTGTCATAGTTCAGTGCATCAGTCACCAAACCACCCAGACCGGACCACTTCATCATCTCTGGAACCACTACCAGACGCAGCTGATCAACCGAGCCAACTTCACCATTGAGAACTGTGCCAGCGTCTGCATACTTTTCGATAGAAATAAATGCAGGGTTGTTATGCAGATCCTTCATGGCTTTGAAGGTAGGCAAGAGCTCAGAACCGATGTATCCCACACGAGCACCCATGATGGTTTTGGTATCCACCATGCGACTGCCTGTGATCATCTTGGTGTTCTTTGGCGTGCGGTTGTTGTCCAAGTCAATGGACAGCCGCATGATGTCGCCGTAAGAAACCAGACTGGTCGTTCCCATTTCGCTGTTCTGGGTAGCACCACCAGCAAACTTGACTACGCCAGCAGCATTGAGCAAGTCAATCTGCAAAGCATCTTCAGTAATCTCGCTGGCTCCGTTCACCATTTCGCGGTTGATGTGCTGGAACAGATCGGCATCCGTGTCGAAGTCCACTGATTCCTGGGTGTATTCATCGAAGAAACCAAACTTCTGAAACGTGCCTTCCAGTTCTTTGCGCTTGAAACCCACACGGTTTACACGACCGCCAGTTTCAGACAAGACAGGCATCTTTCCAGAGATGTTGCCAACGTCTTTGCTGGAGCCGTACAGATTACCGGAGCGTTGCAGACGGGTTGATTTAGGAACAGCAGCCAACACATTGGCAGACAACGTAGCAGTCGTAGGAATCAACACACGCTTGGTGGAAGTCACTGTCCACGGCGTAACCGTGCCAGTCTTAACAGCCACACCTGCTTCAACTGCATTGATGGCAGCAGCAGCATTGGTTGCGTTGGCTTCAACCGCGTAGGTTTGAATCACACCGCCCAAAGTCACCACAAACTGGGTGGAATTGATGACTGCACCAGCAGCGTCAATACCCTGGTCGTTCAAGTTGGCGTTGTCCAGCATTGGCAAGTACTGATAGCGCTTGATCTTTTTACCCATGTTTTTAGGCATGGAAGTAACGTCAGCCAGCTGGCCAAAGAATTGTTCTTTGACAGCTTCGATCAATGCTTTCTTTTGATAGAACTCATTGACGATCTGATTGCCTACGCTGGAAGGCGTAGTAGGAGGGGCATTAAATTTTTGCATAACTAACCTTTCAAAATTGTTTAACGAAATCTGTCAACAGAAACCTTGCTGAATTCTTCGTCCGACATACCCAATGGATTGAATTCCTTGAGTGATGGCGTAGAAGCAGCCGGTCTTGTGGAGCCTGCAGCTCGCCTTTTGTCTTTCAGTTTGTCGTCTTCATCCTGTTTAGGTTTCGGTGTCACGATCACTGCTTGAGTCGGAGCATTCTTTTGGGAGCTACCCAAATGGTTAAAGCCGCCTCTGAGTTGAATCGCATCTCCAATTTGCCTGTAGGCTTCAATATCTGACAAACCATTCAAGCGACCAAAAACGCGCTCGCTCTCTACCTCTTTGCTGATCAAGGCATAAATCCCTGTTTCCACATGGGAGTTAATTACCTTCAGCAATTCTGGCGAATTAGCGATAACTTTTTTGCTTGCACCGTCCCACTTCTGTCCAACAATCTGAAGGGTCTGGTTGTACGAAGGAGAATCACGAAGATCATCCAGTACCGTATCCAGCTCCATTTCAGTCTCATTAACAGCGTGAATTTTCGGTTGATACTCGCTTGCTTTATCAACGTCTAAGTCCATAGGACTTATGCCGCTGTCTTTTACTAGCTTGGTAATTGCATTAGGATCTTTACGATCCAGGTCAATTAAGTAGCCAATCTTTTCCTCACTCATCAAGCCGTTGTTTTCCAACATCTTCATGAGTTTCAAATTCGGTTTCAACGCCGACATTTTTTTGTTGTAATTTGCGCCCATCTGCATCAAAGCGATGGCGTCATCAATAGACTTAACTTCTACTTCCCGGCCATTGGCTTTGAAAGGGGACAGCAATCGGTTGTATTCAGCTTCAAAGTTGATAACCGTGGTATCTGGCTTTTCGTCTGGATCTTTCTTTTCTACCAGAGGTTTTTTTACATCTGGTTTTTCAACGTCATCCTCATTCAGCGGGTTCTTCGGTTCTGGCTTCGGCTCCGTACCGTCGCCTTCACCAGCACCTTCATCACCGCTTTCGTTTTCATCTTCGTCGTCTTGCTCGTCTGCTTTGATTACAGTATTGTCTTTTTCAGCAGTACTTGTGTTGTCAACAAACTCAACAGGAACATCCGTTAATGCTGTTGCTGTAGGTGGTCCTGCCTTCATCAGATCTTCATCTGACATCTCCAGGTAAGAAGGTTGGTTATCCACGTTTTTGTCTTCAAGAGCCATTGTTCAAGTCCTCTGCCAGTAAGTCTTCTCGCGTAGATTCATCTGCTTCCATTTGCTGTTGGGCTTGAGCGCCACGGCGCTGAACCATTAGCAGATACTGGTGAAATGCACCGATAGAATCCATCTGACTGTTAATAGACTTCTGTTGATCAACACCTTGAACTGCAGGATCACCACGCAAGTGAACCAATCTAATAGCCTCACGTTTGAAATAACCTTCACCAATTACATTCTTAAAATCTTTGTTGTCCTGAAGTCGGGCAACTGCTTTGGCGAATTCAATGTCTTCTCTTGCGACTTTGATTGTTCGCTCAATTGCAGCTAATTGGGAATTACTCATTGGTCTACCAGTGCTTTCAAGAGTTAATAGATTATTAATTGCGGACTAATTAAACAACCCGACTATATCTCAAGTAGTAACTGATTTAGCTTTGACATATTCTTTTAATAGGTCATTCTTGCGATCTTTATCTTTTAATTGATCGGTCAATACTGCTAATTGACTTTGACTTCTGGCTTGTTCACCAACGTGTTGCAATGCCCGTTCTTGTTTAACACCTGACTCTTGTTCAACAAAGTCCAGGTTATTAAGATCAGTGTCCGACTTCAGTTGACCTTGCTTGGCTTGTTCAGTACCAGCTTTGGCTTCAGCCAAACCAGCGTCTGCCAGCGTCTTCTGAGTCTTAGCGCGCAAGTCTGCAATCTCTGCTTCAATCTTGGCAATCTCCAGTTCCTGCATCTTTTGGGCTACCGGATCAGGTGCAGGTTCGTAAGACTCAATTTTCTTTGCCAGGTCTGGCATTTTGCGAAGCGTGCAGATATCTCCCAGAATCATCTTTTGCAAAGATGGGTCCATGCTGGGTCCACTGGTCTGAAGCATGAAAGCCAATTGCTCAGCTTTGTTGTTGTCCTCTTCAGCCGTTGAAATGCTGAGCTCTAAATCAAACTTGCCACCCAGGTCATCCCGACGAATTGTGACAAACTGTTCATCGGTGACGCGAATGACTTCTTCATCAGACAGAAACTCAGCATTCATGCTGATCATCTTCCGGCCAATTTCTACAATGCCACTGCTTAAGCGCCTGAGAATGCCGAGCTCTCGTTTGGATGCGGCATCCAGAGCACCTCGAATACCTGCTGCCACATCTCCCAGCGAAGCACCAGAAACACCTGCCGAAAATGACTTCACGCCACTCATGGATTCAGCTTCCTGGTTCTGCAACTGCAGCATCCACTGGGCAGACGCCGGAATTTCGGGATAAGTGTGCATGTAGATAGCACTGCGAGGATCAGCTGTTGGATTGAATTCGTAATCCAATCCTTTGTCGTACTTGCGCCGGTTAGTTACATCAAGGATTCCTTTTTGTATTCCAGTCTGGCCATTGGCTGACTTGCCCATGATGTCGATCATTCCTCGCGTAACCGCACCAATAACTTTTTGGTTGTCTTCCAGCAAAGCACCATCTGGCTCGCCGTAGTTGTTGCGACGTACCGGCAAATACTGTTTGACGACAAATGGCAGTTCTTTGTCTGGGAATGGAGTGAGCTCCATCCGAATCATGGTGTTGCCTACCCACGAAGCTACAAAAGGTTCCAGCTTTCCCTTGCCAGAAATATCCCAAAAGCCCCAATACTCGTAAACAACAATCTTCTTGCGTGGATCGTCCACAAAGTTAAAGTTCTGTTGAGAACCCTGTATTGCATGGTCCGGCGTACCCAAAATAGAGCTGTTTTCCAGGTTGATCTGGTCCAGATTTTTGTAGCGTTTGCCTTTTTTCTTTAATTCAGAAATCGAGCTTTCAAAGCTGCAGATCATGAACTGTGCTTTGCGAATATTCCCCATACAGGTTGGGTCCATCACAACATTGCGGAAATCAAACACGTCTAACGTGGGGCAGTTTTTAATAGTTTTTGTTTTGGTGACTTTTTCCGAACCAGTCACCACAGGCTCAACTGGCTCTCCCCGTTCCATGCTCAAGTCATGGGCCTGCTTCAATTCTTCCGGTACATCTGTGTTGTACAAGCTAGGGTTTTCCTGTTTCATTCGCGCCACATGTTCAATTGTGGGTGCGAAGCCTGGATTAACCCGGTATTCAACAACAGGTTGATTTGCTTCGTATTCTTCTTCTACAAAGTCCCAGCCCACCCGAACAATAACTGTTCCTTCATCTACGGCTGTACGAACGTACTCGTCAATGAAAGCAATCTTGTCAATCTGCGTATTGAATTGATTGTTCAGCAGAATCTGGTTTTGTTTGGCTGATTGCCGATCTTCGGCACTCACAGGTTTTACATTAAATACGTTTGCCGTACTCAAAAACGGTTCACTTAGCGCAGGGTATCGCCACTCTGCCTGCCGTCGAATTAGTTTAGGAACAATCTTGGAGTTACCGGCTGCAGTCTTCATGACTGCATTACCCGTGACATTCATATTGTCCAACCACTCCTGGATCTTTAGAACCTGAGTGTCATGAATTGATTTTGAACCGGACAGATCCCGTTTCAATTCCAATAGCGTTGGCTCATTACTCCATTTAGTTAACGGAGCCAATTGTTTTTCCACCGCCGAGACAATAGAAGATTGTTTCATTTGATTCATTGGTATCATTGCTCCAGATAGATGCAGTCGAACCACTAACTTAATTAATTAATTATGCGAATTCAACCAATTCACAAGAACTTCATTATGCCAACAAAGGGGTCAATTGACTCTGGCGCAATTGATGTATATATGCCAGAAAGTGGTGTTATCTGCGGTCAAGCCAAGCTAATTGGCTTGGGATTTAAAGCAGCAGTGCCATTTGGGCATGTTGCTTTATTGCTTCCGCGTTCCAGTACCGGTGCTAAATTTGGTATTGAATTGAACAATACCTGCGGAATTATTGACGCTGACTACCGTGGCGAATGGATGGCCATGATGAAAACAAAAACAGGTATTCCCTATTCTTGGAATGCCGGTGACCGTTTGCTGCAGTTCCTGGTTGTCCCAGTCGCCAGTGTCATGCTTGAACTGGTCGAAACTTTGGACACCACTGGCCGTGGTCAAGGTGGTTTTGGTTCCAGCGGGATTTAACTTATCTGGCCATAAGCATTTGCCCATAAAAAAAGCCTCCATCAGGAGGCTTTTCTTTTACCTGTACTACAGGCTACTTATATTTAAAACGTAGTGCAGGACGTTTGATTGAATGCTGTGTTGCAGGTAGTAAAGCTAGGACTTGTTCTGGGTGCTGGTGTTGCAGCCGTTGTTCGCCTGTTAATGTCACCTGCCAGGATGCCCAACTCTGTGTTTTCACACTGATCTTTAGAAGGTCGCCCTTCTGCATTTGCCTTTTTAACAATCTTGTCTCGAAACTCTTGTGTTGCACCAGAGTAAACATTGCTATTTGCAAGGGCGATGCCTTTGGCTGCAGTGTCTTTAGACATCAAACCTGCTTTTGCACACGCCATGCTGTAGTAGTACAGGTCAGCAGACCTGTCGATTTCCTGTTGTGAGCTTGTTGCGCAAGCGGTAAGCAGTGCCACTGTCAAGCCAGCAAAATACACTTTCCTCATGGAAGTCTTTCGTAAATGGGGGCTTGCAGTATGGCAGCGATTGATGAAGCTGACTACTTAAATCCACCCATTTCGTTCCAGCCTGGTGTTTTGGGAATCCTTGTCTACCCGTATCCCGTAGGTTTCTCGTTGCTGGCAAGCTTGCTCAAATTTTGCTGAATAGCTGTTACCAGCATGGAATTCGTTAGTCATCCCAATTGGGTTGTGTACCCGGCTGGCAATAAACAGCAACAAAAGCTCCAAGTAACTGTCTGGTAGTTGCACCTCTACCCGTTCAGGATCAAAGTAAGTCATTGACTGGACAATCTTTGGGTGATTGGCCCGGTAGACCACAGCTAGTTGATTGGTTTTAAGCCAGTCTGGTAGATCAGATGCATTAGTCACCATGTCTTCCGGCACAACCAGTACATTGAAGCTTGGTGTATGGGCAGAATACTTGTCAGCTGAGTTGTTCAGATGCATGTCATGGCCAGCATCTGTAATTACTTTGTCGATCTTGATCAGATCATCGGCAAATGGCCAAGCAGATGTGTCCAGAATGTACTTATCAAGTTCTTGTGACCGAGCATTAGACACAGCAAATCTATTAGACAAGGTGTAACGCACAAGATGAGGCTTTAATTGCAACGCAATAGACGACTCTTTCAAAGGAAAGCGGGTGTACAACGTAGTCAGTCCCAGATTTATGTGGGCCAGTATTTTGGGATAGTTGGCTTCAGTAATACCACCCATTTCTCCACCACCTAGCGATAGCTGGCTGAGCTCACCATAAGTAAGCTGCTCAAAGATTTCTTTAAGTTTCATGTTTATTCCTTAGCAAATATATGAAGAACGTCGGTCTTCGATCTCTTCGTCTACGTCAATGTCCCACATGCCATCACCATTACTGGATGATTTCATAGGTGCTTCTTCAGATGGCTTCCAAGGCGTGAGAGATGACAGCATCGAACAGGTGTCAATGAAGTCATCATGCTTGCTACGAAAGCCAGACACAGAAGCCAGACTCAACTCGTCCAGCGCTTCCACCATCGGAGCTTCTTTTTTACGCTCGATAGGGAAGTACATCTTGCGTGCTTTGAACAACGGCAGCACAGTGTTGAATCGAACCAGCTTGTTGGTATTTGGCCGGATACCGGGCTTGGTTTCATTCCCGTCACTGGCCAACGTAAAGTAAATATTGCGAACCAACATTTCGCCCTGAATCCACGGAATAAAACCAGCTTGCTGACCACTGACTTCAATGCCCACCTGCTGGGGCTTGTATTGCTGGCTCAATCGGAACAAGTCATCAATGTTTACATTCATCAGCTGGCGCTTGCAAACACCATCTACCCAAAGCCAGTCACCCACATTGTTGTAGGCCCAGACACTGATAACCGAGAAGTCAGACTTTTGCTTTTCAGAAGTTGCAAAGTCTGTAGTGATATAGAAGTTGAACCGGCTTTTGTTCTTTAATACAGCATCTAGCGAATACCAGCCAATGTCACTGTCCTGCACCATTCGGTCTTCTTCGCTCATGATTCGCAACATCAGCTCCTGGTTAAAGGTTTCCACTTTGCCGGTCTGTACTGCAGTGTCGTATTGCATCTTGACGTATTCATAAGTAAAGCGATCAGGCCAGCTGCCCAGAAACTCTTCTTCCGTACAGGGAAAAGCTTCACAAACAGGGAATACATTGACACGCCAAGCGCCTGACTCGACAGCTTTGTACAACGGATCTTTTGCATTGAACGGTGTACCCGACCAGATGATCATGTTCTTGGTTGGGTGCAGTGCGTAAGTCACTGCCTTGTAAACCGTGTCTTCCACCGCAGAGATCACAGTCGTTGACCGGGCATCCTCGTCCGAGATCAGGTCATCCAGCACAGCCAGTTGTGGTCTGGTTCCTAATTCCTTGGCTCCACGAACACCGGTCTTTGCACCATAGCCTTTGACAATAAATACATTGCCATCGACATTGGTGAACTCCCACCGTATATCCGTGAATCGAATATTAGGCAAATATTCCTTCAGGAAGTCTGAGTTGTCGCGCCTGAACTCCAGGTTCTTGCGCATGTTCTTGACGCCGTTCTCTATGGAGTCAGAGACATACAAAGCCAGATTGATCTTGCCAAACCCAGGCAGCTCACCATACACCGCAATGTACAGAAACAGGTACTCACCCATTACCGTAGTCTTGGCAATTCCCCGGTGACACAGGTTAATGATGCGCCTGCCACCATCGGTAATGGTGTCCAGCATCCGGTAATGCACCAGCGGAGTCTTGTGTTCCTCACCCTGTTCGCCATTGACCAGCTTGATAAAGGTCACGAACTCCAGCGCGAAATGACTGGGAACATATCCGCTGTCTGTTGAATAGTCCGTATCGTTAAGGTAATCCTCAACCTTCCATGGGGCCAGCGCACTGGCTACTGCACTGCTCATCCTGAACGCCTGGACATAAACCCACGGAAGTCAGGACTGTTATCAACTGGCATGTAGCTGGCCATGGAAGCAAAGTCTGGAATCCGCAAAGCAGGCGGAACATATTGGGCAGCAGGTTGCTGCTGACCATAGGCCAGATCACTAGGCTGCACTGGATTGCGAAATTGCGCAGTAAATGCAGACCATGGATCAGGACCAGGCGCAGCCATTGGTTCTTGCATTGGCGCAGCTGCCATCTGTTCTGGAACAGGATTGGCTGCAACTTGTTGTGCAACAAGACCAGCAGGTATTGCCGTATCCATGATGGGTGGAACTGTAGCCGCCGCAGTCGCTACAGATACAGGTGCTCGCACTGGCGAAGCCATTGGCTTACTTTGTCCACCCAAACCCATTCGGGCCACAACTTGTTGACCATACTCCAGCGTATTGGGAGCTTTGGGATTCTTAGGATCACTGACTGAAATACCGCGTCTGGCTTTTTCCATTCCACCAGGACCACCGTAGTAACCAGCCGCCGTCAGTTCCGGCCTACCACCGGACTGCTTATCCAGCTGCTTCAGATAGCGAATACCCGCACGGGCATTCTGCAAAGGATCATTGATGTCCCATCCTTTGTCAGCTACCGAAGCAAACGTACCAGGAATGATCTGCATTCCACCAGTAGCATTCTGGTTTGAAGTCTTGGTGTTTGCACCACCACCACTCTCCTGCATATAAATACTACGGCTTACTGCAGCCAATTGACCAGTCACCCCTTCAGCTGCCAATGCTTCCTCAAACATTTTCCTATTGGACATAATTAATTCCTTTGAGTGCATTGGCTTTAATTACCAAACTAGGAATCAATTGTAATTGACCCAATTGCACAAAGTATTAATTACTCACAGGAACCACTTCTTACCAAACAAATAAACACCCTCACCCAGCACTTTGACAAATACAAAGATCGCCACAAACAAACCAGCGTTTTCATTTATCACAGTCACCGCCAAGCCAAACACCAAACCCAGTACCACTGCCGCATACAAAATAAGTAGAAAGTAAACCAGCTTGTGAATAAGTTTACTCATCACACAACTCTCGATTCGACATCAACAATCTGTATCTTGGAGTGCGCCACATCCTGAGCATTCATCACCCCTGCCTCAATAGACAAGCGCTGTGCAGCCACCAGCTCATAAGTTGCCTGCCTTAGCGAAGCAATCGAACTGTCTTCCCGCATTCCAATCTCCAGCTCAACCTTCTGTGTCTCTGGCATCTTCAGCTGTGTCAACAATGAATTGGCCGCATCAGTCCTAACCTTTTCACTTTTGGCATTGATCATCAGATCAGCCTGCACATTCAACGCCCGTTGATACAAATCCTGGTTCAGCACATAACTAGGTATCAGTGTCTGCTCAAAGATCAGGTTTACCAGCTTGCTCTTGTTGTACGCAGTGACATAACTTGCTATGTCCTTAGCCGCCACACCAGCGGCCATAAACCGTGTGTACTTATCAGGAAAAGTCTTGGTGTAAGCCTCAATGTTGGTACATCCCATCAGCTTGTGGCTCACATACCGCACAGCATTGATGTACTCCTGCACCTTAAACCGGCCATCAGCCATTACCTTGGTGTAGCTCAGCAGATTGTCCCGATAGGACTCATACATCTCTGGATCGGCCAAGCTATTGTTCACAGCGTCAATCAATTCCTGATTAACAGACTTCTTTACCTTATCCGGTAAAGCTTGTTTGAACTGCTCAAGAGTTAGTAGGCTCATTGGGTAATTGAATAGTTAATGTATCGGGTAGATATAGTAGCTTAATTCAATTCAACTCAATAAAACAATTCAAGCCAAAAGGGTTAGGCCGAATAATTCTGCAGAATTTTTGCACTTCGCATTTGGTTGGAATTTAGAAAATGGGTGTGAGTGTAGGACTTACATGGGCGGAGCCCATAACACTAATACCCCCCCCCATACACATGGAGTTCCTCCATACAGTGGGTACGTACCCCATAACCTTTAGGAGTCTTTCATGTTTGAAATGTTTAAGCAAGTATTCGCAGCTATTGCCAAGCTCTTCTCAGCAGTTGAGAAGGCAGCATCATCGTTAGACCACCTCGCAGGCTGGTGTGACGAAACAGCAGGCTCATTCGCAGATGAGGCACGCACCGATAGGAAGGCCAAGTCCAAGATCGCAGAAGCACAGCTCAAGATCACAGCAACTAAGTAACCACGCTCCATGCCCACCTCACGGTGGGCTGGACAACCTTACACATACACATACACACATAGTCAGTCCATCCAATAGATGTATTAACTAACTTAGTTAGTCAGACCTACAGGATATGGGCAATAGAGTTTAGTTGAGTATGACTCAACTGAATTTACCCCACATTCCCTATCACTATTACCCCATTCCCCATTCCGATACACACCCTATACACCAACCTTAATCTATAGCGTTCCGCTATATGTTGGATGTATAACATCTACGTCTATTCTTTTTCTCTATTCAATTCAGGAGATTCTTCATGGCCAATGCACCTATTCCCCAAGTAGCTATTCCAGAGCCTACTGCTCACTACTCAGATCTCTACGAGGCTGACCTTAACTACGCAGCTGCTGATGCATATCAAGCAGATCACTTCAACGATGCAAACTGAATAGTTCTATTTAGTTCTATTCCACCTTTAGTTGGCTCATATATTGGGCCAACTAAAACCTTCCCTTATTAAAGAAAGCATCACCATGAACACCAACAAACTCAACACAGGTACTGTATTGATAGCCATCTGGCTTACATGTCTCATTTCACTAATGGGTTTCCTCACCCATCAATGGACTGTAAACAGCCAAATCTTTGGCGGCATCCTGGCAGTAATCCTGCCAATGCTCATTTGTGTTCAATGCTTTGTGCTTGGCAACCTCTTCAATTTATCTATTAACTCTCTTGAGCTAAACAGTAAATACGAAGAACTACCTGCTAACACCGTTCCTACATTGGTGTTTCCACCCATATCTATAAGGAGATACCTATGACTGCTTCAACCATCTACAACTATGTGAATTCATTCACTGACTGTTCTGTGGTGTTCAAAGACAGCTTACGAGTCATCGTTAGTTGTCCCAACAAAGCCAAAGGTGTCTCCTTCATGACAGCTCTTATCAATGAGGGCTACCTTGTTGCTATGCGTGTTGGACGCCGTTCTTCACGCTGCTACGTCCGTGCATTTATCCACCCAATCAAACCAGTACCAATGCCATGCAATCAACTAAACCTCTTCTAGCAAACCGCAATGTCCTCGTCAGCGACATCCTTTACGCCATGTTCACCTTTGGCGTATTCATCTCTATTGGCGTCATGTTTGCTTGGCGTGGATAACAACAATTGATATACGTAGACCTACTTACCTCATTGTAAGTAGGCTTCCAATTCTTAATTCTATTGCCTACACTGCGTACATCAAAACGCAGGGGATGGCGTTCCGCCATGTAATGGGCTTCGGCCTTGTGGGGGTTTTCCCTCTTTCCTTTTTCTCTCGTTTATTGGAGTTATCTCATGGCATTTCAAACTGCTGCTTCCGGTTCTTCTTCTTCCAATGTCGCCAATGACAGCTGGAAGGCAGATGGTTTCATTAACCTGTATTTGCCTAGCGCCAATGGTGCTAAGCGTCGTAAGTTGGGTGCAATTCCACTCAAGGGCAGCAAGCCCAGTGAGAAAGAATTGCTTGCGTATCTGAATGAAGATCCAACGCGAGTTGCGAACATTCTGTCGAAACTGGTTATGGAATACCAGTCGGTTACCCCAGCAGAGGGAACCGGGTTCGACCTCTCGTAAGAGTAGACCGTCATTTGTTAGCCCAATTGGGTTAATGAATGACGGTCTGGTTTTTTTCCATAGTTATATGTAACTAAGCAGGAAAAACACTAATTCGCAGCTAAGTCAGTCTACCGATTTAACCAACCTAACCAGTACAGCCTGTGTGTCTACACGATGCACAGGCTTTTTTCATGTCTGGCGTTCCGCCGTGCAATGGTTGCGTGGGTCCTATTAAGGCTCTGCGCTTGTATTTATTACTCATTTAACAGGAGCATCAGATGAATGAATTCAAACTCATAGTGGCCGGAGGACGCGACTTTGATGATGTTTACAAGCTGAACAATGTGCTATTTGCCATGGCTGACAACGAATTCAAAGACTACGGCGTAAGCATTGTGTCTGGAATGGCATCAGGTGCAGACAGATTGGCATTCCTATTTGCCAAAGCCAATAACGTCAAGTGCTACGAAATGCCAGCTAACTGGGATAAGTTTGGCAAGCGTGCAGGCTTTATGCGCAATGAAGAAATGGCTGAAGTATCAGACGGTCTTCTAGCCTTCTGGGACGGCCAATCTAAAGGTACGGCTCACATGATCCAGTACATGAACAAGCTCAAAAAGCCGGTTCATATCGTCAAGTATTAATGGCATTCAACAGGCGCATCTCCGTGCGCTTGTAATGCTGCCTTCGACAGACAGTTCAAACCAATAAACCAAAGGAATTCACATGAAAGTTGTTATCAATACCACCTATGGTGGATTCAGTTTGAGCCGTGAAATCACGAACCGCTATGAAGAACTTAAAG